TCCTATTCTCTTTGTGTGTACCCGTAGAAACCACAAGGTAAAGAATCGATTGGATACTCATTTGCCATTTCAACCATGATATATTTTGAAATTAAAGCGAATTCACCATTAGACGAACCAATTTTTTTCGCAATAAAGTTATTAGTTGCTGGGTCCATATTACAATTGGTAAACTTTTCAATTACAACAGGGTTTGCATCTGTATCAAAGAAATTTCTAACAAAAACATCAAACGACATATTGTTATATGATAAGTTTGCAATTGACACCTTAACCTCAGTGTTTGCGGAATCTCCATCAGAAATGGAAATGAATTTAAATAAGTTATATACTTTATTACCTCTCAATTCAGAAACTAAATAAGGTGTTTCAGGTGATTGGTATTTTTCTAAATTCCAAGCGATTGATTGACTTGATTGACTTCTTGCGTCGGGCAATGCAATTAAGTCACAATTTAACCCACGAATGTATCCTTGACTATAAGCGTAATTTAAACTTCCTTGATAAATTTCCTCAACATAAATTGGAACTTCAAATCTTGATTTACCAAAATTATCAACCCCTAACACTTTTGTGATGTATTTTGCGGAAGACGCTAATAATGAAGTTTCTAATGAGAATGTATTATTATCTTTAGTTACACCTGATAACAAGAATGTTCCATATGGTGTTTGAGTAATACCCGAATATTGATTAGTACAAATTAATTGTAAGTTGTTAGGAACCCAAGCATTGTCGTTATCATAATCAATACCTACTTCATAAACAGGACCGTGGTCAATACTATCAACAGAATTGACATATTGAGTAATACCTCTTGAACGGAGAGTACCAACAACCATATTATTAAAATCTGTATAAGCAGTACCTGTAAATGTATAAGATTCACCAGTAATTGTACCCGTGAAAACACCAGTCCCGCCCGAACTTAAACTATTAACAACATAGTAGAATGAATAACCCGTATAGTTATTTCCTGAAGAAATGTCAAAGTTAGCATAATACCAAGGGTCATTTGAAGACGCACTTAAATCGTTAAGTTCAAAATTGTTTATACAATCATATGGATTTTGGATTGTAGGATAAGATAAAATTATATTTGAATAATCTGTATTAGGAATTGCACCGTACATTACAGAAGTTGTAGCCGAAAGAGAAGGTGTGTTAATTATGCCACCTAAATAAACATTAAGGTCATCTTGTATTGTAGATGTTGAACCGTCTTGTAATCTGTATTGAACATTCAAATTTGACTGAGCTTGAGCAGGTAACGCTCCACTGACAATCGTAACGGTAGTACCTGATGAGGTACCCGTGAATGTTGCGGTAAACGTTGTTGCGTTTGATGGGTCACCGATAGTTGTTGGGTCAACATTAGCTACTAATGATAAACTCCAAGATGGACCCGCATCATAACCTGACAAACCTAATACTCTTGTAACAAACAATTGGTTTGATTGTTGCAAGTATGATTTAGCAATATATGCCGCCTCATATTTTGGGATTTGAGTGTTATAAAACTTAACGGGTTCGGTTCCACCAAAGTAGGCTTGGAACTCATCGTAATTTGTTATGAATACTGGTTCAAATGCTGGGCCTTTTATAGTTTCCCCAACAAGACCTAAAGTCGTTACCCCCACACTTTGGGCTACGAATGATAGGTCGGTTTCAGATGTGTAAACGCCTGGTGATACGAATACTTTTTGATTTGCTTGTGTTGCCATTATTAAATTATTCTGTTACAGATTTATTTTATAGATAAATATTCGACTTTTAATGAAAAAACTTTACTTTTGGATAAGTATTTATAAACGGTATGAATAAATTCTACCTTTTTTCTACCCATGAAAATCAAGAAAGAAATAAAGAACATCAAAATATCCCCTGAATCACATGATATCCTAAAAAAGTACTGTGATAAGCGTGGAATTAAGATTTATAAATTTTTGGAGAATTTAATCTTTGAAAAGTGTAAAGAAAAGAAAGATATCTACGGAGAAGATTAAACTAATTTGTTTTCGTACAATATATTGGATTCCTGAGTGTTATCATTTTTTGTAACTTCAATCCTTAAAATATCGTTTGTTGTGATTTCAATTATTTGTAAATCACTACCATAATAATCGTCATTAATATATACATCAAACGTATCAACATTGTTTGTGGATACTAAACTCATATTAGCAGTAAAATCAATTCTATCTGTTAAAACGGTATTACCCGAAACAAATAAAAACGGCATTTGAAATTCATCAGGATTTTTTGGATACTTATCTATTCTTCGTTTTCTTGATGAAGTATCTATTTCAATTAATTGTGTAACTCTTTGAATTGCTGGTTTTACTTCAAATTCTTCCTCATCAATCAAATACCCCAACATAGTAAAATCATAACTTTGAACATAATACTTTCTTGACTCCATATTAAGTTGTGATTCATCAGATACATTATTCATTACAATTGGAACATACTGACCTTTAATAAAAGTATATGCTTGTCTTGATGAAAAAGTTTGCATTACAATTTTATTAAGTTGATTCAACTCTCTCATTCTATTACAAATGATTTTAACTTGATAATTAATATCTACAGGAACAGGTTGTGGGATTGTATAAATGTCCATACCTTGTTCGTTTCCGTTCCATGTTGGAACCGAAGCATAATAAAATTGTTTTCTATTTGGAATTGTATATTGAAGTGATGGGTTTGTACCATACTTAACTTCAGGTGTTCTAACTACCGTAATAAATGGCGGGGCAGGATTGTAATCAATATCCACAAATTGCCATGTTTCTAAATATTGTGCCCAGTTTTGAGTTGTAATGATAACATCTAATAAAGGAACAATTTTACCCGCAGTTACAACCTCAAGTTCGGTTTTAACAAAATCAAGCATTCCCCTATCCAAGTCGGCATGTAATACTGACTTAGGTAAATAAGTTCCATCATCTTTAATATATTCTAAAAGTTGTTCTCTTCTTTCAGATAAAACTTTTTTTGGTACCAAAGGTAATGTTGGTTTGACTATGGTTCTTGGTAACGGCATTTATTCTTTTACTACAAATAGTTTATTTTGTGAATTAATCATATCAACTTCTTCGGCTCTATAAACGGGTTCTTCACTTTGTTTATAAACAAATGAATCGTGTATATAAGGATTGTATGTCACAATCATGTCAGATGGTGGATTTGGAATGTCATCACAAGGATATTCACAATAATCCAATAATCTTCCTATTACAAATGCGTGAACGTTTTTTGATTTTTCAGAACGAACTCGTTCTTTACCACCTTTTCTAACTCTAAACTCAACATCACCCAATTTAACATAATCGGCATGCATAATAACTTTACTGTCGTATGTCACAGAAAATGTCTGTTTGTGTAAGTTGTAATAGACCATTACCTTCTTACCCAAGAATAAATTATCAAATTGTGATTCTGTAATAACGACTCTCATTATAATCCTCTAAATTCGTTTTCACTTACCCATGTGGCAGTAATTGTTCTATAAAATGGTTTGTACCCACCATAGGTGTGTTTATTGTCGGACCTAACGTATCCGTCATCACTAACAGAATAATATCTAACTCGGTCCTCGGTTTCATAATATCCGATGTAATCACCCATGAATATTTCAACATTCAAATCTTCAAGTTGTTTTTGATAAATTGAGAATTTCATATTTCCTGGCTCTTGGATTTCAACTTTAGAATTACCATAGAATTTATTGGTTGGCGCCATAACTTGGACCAATCCTTTTAATTCAACAGGTGCCATGAATTGAATACCATCTTCCAATACTTCACCATAAACGTCATCCTTCTTTGTCTTATAACGGTCAATACGATATAACACAATGGTAAAGTTCATATCACCCTCCAACCATTCTTGACCCATACCAATATCAAGGTCAAAATCTTCACCACCAAAGAATTTACCTAATCTCGTTATCGGAACTAATTTTTCCATATATTGATAAATACCTAAACTTTTACTATATTTAAGTAAATTTAGTAATATTAAATGAGTGATGTTAGTTTAGAATCAAAGGCAATGTCCATTCTTGAGTCATATGAGGGCGGCAATAACTATATCTTGGAATTAAAACGCAAATCACAAGTCAATAGAAAGTTTTATCCAACAAGGAGTCAATCGGAATACATTATCAATTTTCATAACAAACAACCAAAGGTTGCAAAGAAATGGGTAATCCTTGACACATACTTTGCTCAGAAATTGGCTGACGACAAATTGTATACTGAAATCCCACAAAAAGTATGGGTTGAAAAGTTATTGGCGGATAAAGAAAAAGCTTACCACATTTGGGGTAAAGTATTGGATAAAGAAGAATTCCATGATTTTTGGTTACCAAAGGCTGCAATCATTAAAGACAATTCAGTTAAAGATGTTGTAATTGATTATTCAAAGTATTCTCATCGTCCACCACTTGAGCATCAAAAAGAGGCAGTTCAAAAATTAGTTGAGAACAAAAAGTTTATCCTTGCCGATGATATGGGTCTTGGTAAAACAACTTCAACAATTATTGCATCGTTAGAGTCAGGTTCAAAGAAAGTATTAATTATTTGTCCTGCAACATTAAAGATTAACTGGAAACGTGAAATTGAAAATTATTCAGATAAATCAATCTACATTGCGGAAAGTAAAAACTTCAGTACCGAAGCCGATTATGTCATTATAAATTACGACATAATTAAAAATTTCCATGACCCTAAAAAGAAAGACGATTCTCAAGTTCTTGCAGCCAAATTTGATTTGGTTATTATCGACGAAGCTCACTATATCAAAAATGCTACGGCTCAAAGAACAAAACTAATTAACGATATTATTAAAAATACCGAACGAATTTGGTTGTTAACAGGTACACCAATGACATCAAGACCAATCGATTATTTTAATTTATTAAGTATAATTGATTCACCTGTGGCAAAGAATTGGATGGCATACGCAATCCGTTATTGTTCAGGGTACCAATTTAATGTTGGTGGAAGAAAAGTTTGGAACGTAACGGGGGCTTCTAACCTTGAAGAATTAAGAGACCGAACATTAGGTCTAACATTACGACGATTAAAAGAAAACGTACTTGATTTA